CAACCGTTATTTGAATGTGGCTAAAGCTAACGATAAAGGATCTGCAACATTGTCCTTTGCTCCTAGCCCAAGTGCCGTTCTTATTGGTTGGGCTAATATTCCTGATACTGGTTATGGTAGCTAACCATGTCAGTACCTAAGAGATTTACCGCTAAAACCACATCTTTGGCTTCCCCTATTGGTGGGTGGAACGCTAGAGATTCATTGGCTGAGATGCAACCCTTAGATGCGGTGCAATTGGTCAATTTCTTTCCTACGCCATCTGATGTAACCCTCAGAAAAGGTTACTCAAAGGCATCTACTGGCATTACAGGCAATGTGGAAACATTGATGAATTATGCCAATGTGGATGGTACAAGCACCCTTTTTGCCATTGCTAACGGTGTTATATATAACGCATCAACTTCTACCGCAACTTCTGTATTTACAGGTCTAAGCAATAGCAGATTCCAACATTGCATGATTTCTACTGCTGGTGGACACTTCTTGGTCGCTGTCAACGGAGTAGATGCAGCAATTGTTTATGACGGTACTCGTTGGTACAAGATGGCAGATACGACAACTGCCCAAACAATCAGCACCATCACAAGAGGTGGCACAGGAAACCTTACGGCAACCTTAACAACTGCTTCCGCACATGGATTGGTAACAGGCAATCGAGTTACGATTACAGGTGCTACAGAATCAAATTACAACGGTACTTATTACATCACAGTAACAAGTCCTACTGTGTTTACTTACACAATGGCTACTGCCCCAAGTGCAGATGCTACTGTTGTAGGAACTTATACCATTCTAGGTATTACAGGCGTAAACAGTAATACTTTTGTCAACATCAATATGTGCCAAGACAGACTGTTCTTTGTAGAAAAAAACAGTTTAAGTTTTTGGTATTTGAATGTTGAATCTATTGGTGGTGCAGCTTCAGAATTCCCATTAGGATCGATTGCTCGTTCAGGCGGTTTCTTGCAAGCAATGGGCACATGGACATTAGACGCTGGTTATGGCGTTGATGACTTGTCAGCTTTTGTTACTAGCATGGGCGAAGTCATTGTTTATAAAGGAACAAATCCTAGCGATGTAAGTGCTTGGAGTTTGGTTGGTGTATGGCAGATTGGTCAGACATTCTCTCGTAGATGCTTCTTTAAGTTTGGCGGTGACCTGTTATTACTGACCCAAGATGGTTTAGTGCCAATGTCTGCTGCATTGCAATCATCTCGCCTTGATCCTAGAATCAATATTACAGATAAGATTTTCTTTGCTGTAAGCCAAGCTGCAACCCTGTACGCAAACGATTTTGGCTGGCAAATTAACTACTTTGCTAGTGAGAATATGCTGATTCTTAATATCCCAACGGCTAATGGTAAAGAGCAGTATGTCATGCACACCATTACAAAGTCATGGGCTAGATTTACAGGAATTAATGCTTTCTGTTGGGAAGCTTCAGGCGATAACAAGATTTACTTTGGTTCTAACGGATTTGTGGGTGATTTTTATAATGCCACATCAGACGGTGGTAACAATATTGTTGCAACTGCACAACAAGCTTATAGCTATTTTGACACCCGTGGCCAACAAAAACGCTTTACCTTGGTAAGACCTATATTCCAAACAGACAATGGTTTACCAACTGTTTTATGCGGTATTAGCACGGATTTTGAAACAGTACCACTAACTACACAGATAGCTTTTAACCCATCCATTACCAATACAGGTATTTGGGATACATCGACATGGGATAACGCTAACTGGGGTGGTGGTATAACCACTACTAAATTTTGGCAAGGCGTTACTGGTTTAGGATTTGCAGGATCAATTAACTTGAATGTGGCATCGCAAGGCATCGAGTTTCATTGGGCATCAACTGATTATGTAATGGAATTGGGTGGGGTTCTTTGAGGACTGTTACGACTGAAAATCAGGATTTTATGCGTTCTTGGGTTGAGCGTATGCTGTTTCAGAAGTTTGGTGATGAAGCTAAGTTTATAGGGCAGGAAATAGACGGTAATTTGGTGGCTGTAATAGCTTTTACTAACTTTATCCCTAATGCCTGTGCTATGCACATAGCTTCAGTAGGTGACAATTGGATGTCTAAAGATTTATTATGGGCTTGTTTCGATTACCCCTTTAACAAATTGGAAAAAAAGGTTATATTAGCGACTATGGAAGCGTCTAATGACGAAGCCGTAAAACTAAACCGACACCTTGGTTTCCAAGATAAAGCGTTAATTGAAGATGCCCATGAAAACGGGGATTTACTTTTAATGGCGATGAGAAAAGAAGATTGCAAATGGTTGAATCTTAAATGCTCATTACGCAAGAAACTAGGAGATTAATATGGGTGGTGGTGGCGGATTATTAGGTGGTGTAACAGGAATGTTGTTTGGAGAACCTGATGTTCCTGCAACTCCTGACTATACAGGTGCAGCAGAGTCTACTGCAAAAGGTAACTTAGATGCTGCTCGTCAAGCTACGGCTGCTAACCGTGTTAATCAAATAACTCCATACGGTTCATTAAGATACGCAGAAACAGGCACGGACAAATATGGCAATCCTACATGGACTGCTACAACTTCATTAAGCCCTGAACAACAACAGCTATACAACTACGATGTTGCCAGTTCATTAGGTTTAGGCCAATTACAAAGTAAGGGCTTGAACTATGTTGGCAATATGATTGATCAGCCGTTTAGCACATCTTCTTTGACTGGGCTTCGTGGCAATATTGACCCAAGCAAAACTGGTATGGCTGGTTGGGATAGAGCCACAAACTTGGTAATGCAACGCTTACAGCCACAGTTACAACAAGAGCAAAAGTCTTTTGATACGCAAATGGCTAACCAAGGCATACCTTTAGGTTCAGAAGCTTACGAAAATTCCAAGCGTTTATTTGACCAGCGTCAAAACGACAGATTAACAAGTGCTTCATTGGGTGGTGCATCTTTACAAAACCAATTATTTGGTCAAGAAGTATCTGCTGCCAATTTAGCAAACCAAGCTCGTGGACAAGGTTTCCAAGAGTTGGCTTATCAGCGTAACGAACCAATTAACACGCTCAATGCTGTTCGTTCAGGCTCTCAAGTTACCAACCCTAATTCATTCTTTGTAAATGCACCGCAACAAGCCACAACTGCTGGGGCAGATTATTTAGGTGCAGCAGGTATGACAGGTAACGCTAATATTGCAGCCGCTAACGCTTCAAACGCTCAAAGAAATGCAATGATTAGTGGCCTTTTTAATCTTGGCTCTGCCTACGCAGGAAGTTAATAATGAATAATTACAACGATTACATGAATATGCAAAATTTACAGGGTATTCCACCTGTAATGCAAAACATTCAAGGTCAACAGTCATCTGCTCAACAAGCTTTACAACAAGGTCAATTATTGGGTCAACAAGCCCTTGGTACACCACAGCAGATACAAATGGCCAATGCGTTAAGACAAGGCAATACTACTCAACAATCTGAAATGCAAAAGCAAGAAATCAACAAATTAGGTTCTAACACTTGGAATCCATATAGCGATTACAACCGTGGAACTAATGGTTTTGGAAATTACGGGGAATAATATGGCAGATCCATTCAATCCTGAAATACAAACACAAGACATCTCTCGTCAAAGAGAGTTGGCTAAAATGCTTTTGCAAAAAGGTTTGACAGACAATATGCAAGGTCAAATGGTGAGTGGCCGTTATGTTGGTGCGTCACCCTTGGAAGGTATTGCTAAAGTATATAGCTCTTACAGGGGTGGTCAATTGGCCAAAGAAGCAGACCGTAAACAACAAGAATTAGCCAATATGCTAAGAACTGTTGGTGCACAAGAATCTCAAGACATTCTATCCACAATGCGTGGCCGTCAAGCTGTTCCTGAAGTTATCCCACAAGGTCAAACATTGCTTGATGACCAAGGTATGCCAACTATGGGTGCACAAAGAGGTGTTGCTGGAGTTGCTCCTGATATGGAAGCTGCTTACGCTAAAGCTATTGGTTCTCGTTCTCCACAAGGCCAAGCTCTTGCACCGTTATTAGCGAAACAGTTAATGCGTGAGCCTAAATTTGAAAAAATTGAGCAATACGACCCTAAAACTGGTAACACAATGGTTGGAATGATTGATGTTAATTCGCCTAACCCTGAAGCTACTTACAGACCAGTAGGTGTATCAAAGCCAGCATTGACGCAAAAAGACATTATTGATTTTCGTGATAGAGGTATTAATGTTGGTGGTGGTATGCCATCTAGCGGTATGCCTATGGTTGGTGCTCAAGGCGTTGGACAAGTTAAACAAGTTGCTGGTGATGCTAAATATATGCCAGCCACATTGCCAACTTACGAATATGATTCTTCATTATCACCACAGCAAAATCGTGAATTGCAAGGCAAGTTTGCAGAAGATATGCGTAAGAATGTTAAAAACGCTAAAGATGCTTTTGGAACAATCAAATCTGTATCTGAAATCCTCAAAACTAACGAACCAAGTTCAGGTTTGGCAGAAAACATCATTACTAGCACTAGAGAAGTTTTTGGTGGTGGCGGCAAACAATCTCAAGCAGATTCAAAGCTTAAAGTTTTAGGTCAAAAACTTGTTCAGCAAGTACCTAGATTTGAAGGCCCACAATCTGACAAAGATGTGGCTTCTTACCAAGCGGCTGCTGGTGATATTGGTAACGCTAATAAACCTATTGCTGCTCGTTTAGCTGCCTTGCAAACATTGGTTGATCTTAATAAAAAATACTATCCAAACGGTGATTGGGATTCAATTAATTTAGAAGTTCCTAAAATTAAACCTAATATGCTTGGTGGTACAAATACTTATTTTGGTGCAACAGTAGAAACACCAAAAAGTTCAGCAAAACCAAACTTAGTTTATGACCCAACTACAGGAACATTTAAATAATGGCACAAATAGTTGAAGTTTTAGGCGTAGGAAACATCGAGTTTCCTGATGGCATGAGCAAAGAGCAAATTGGTTTGGCTTTGCAAAAGTTGCCACAGCCTAAATTTACACCTACGCCTGAAAATAGAGGTAATGTCATTAATACTGATGTGCCTACCGTTGTTGGTTCACGCCCTAATGCTGTAAATCAACAACCTGTTGAGCAACCAAGAACTCTGCCTGATTACGCTAAAGCTTTGTATGAAGTGCCAGCAACGGTTATAAGTGGTGCTGTAGCCCCTTTTATTGGTGTTGGTGCTGGTATTGCAGAAAATATCCGTAAAGGCACTAATGAGCGTGTAGATCGCCCTGAATTAGCACAAAGATTTACTTACGAACCTACATCACCAGTTAGCCAAGATGTATTGGGTAGCATGGGTGAGGCTTTAACTGCTGCAAAAATACCAGCTTATGTACCTACTGTTGGTACTGCCGCTAGAGCAATTAATCAAACTAATCAAATTTCCCCACTTCCATCTTTTGCTGCTTCTACTGTTCAAAGAGCAAAACCAGCAGTTAATAGATTAGCTGATGCTTTGAGAGAGCCTGAAGTTTCTACTATGTCAGGTGTAGGTGCTGCTGTAGTACCTGATGTGCAAAATCGCATTGCTTTGGCTCAAGGCTTACGAGTGCCAGTACCTTTGAGAAAAGGACAGGCTACAAGAGAGCTAGGTCAACAGCAATTTGAAGCTGAAATGGCTAAAACTTATCCTAAAGATGTGGGTAGACCAATTATTGAGTCAAGCCTTAATCAAAATGAGCGTATTTTGCAGAACTTTGACGCTTATGTTGATGCTACAGGTGCACAAAAAGCTGGTGAGTTTAACTTGCGTGAAGTTGGCAAGGTTGTGGACTCAGCTTTGGTCAATCAAGCTAATAAAGCCAAGAAACAAGTAAGTGAAGCTTATAAATTGGCTAGGGAAGCTGGCGAAGATGCAGAATTAGTAGATGTTAAGGGCGTTCAAAACTATTTAAATGGTTTAGAAGCTGAATCTATCAATGCTCCAATCATTAAGAGTGCCAAAATGAAGCTAGATAACCTAGCTAAAGGTGGCCAAATTAGCTTAAATGAACTAGAAGAAGTCCGTAAGATGGTTAATGCACTTTCAGGTGATACACCATCAAATATGGCCTTTGGTAAGCAGATTAAAGACCAAATTGACTTAACTACCGTAGGTAAAGGTGGTGAGTTATATCAAAAAGCTCGTAAATTGCGTGAAAACTACGCTAGAGAGTTTGAAAATGTTGGTTATGTAGACAAGTTATTGAGCAAAAAAGCTGGTACAAGTGACCGTGCAGTAGCTTTAGAAGATGTGTTTGATCACAGCATTATGAAGGGTTCATTGGATGATGTAAGGTCTATCGGTAGAACACTTAAGAAAGCTGGCCCTGAAGGTGAGCAAGCATGGCGTGAACTACAAGGTCAGACTATTGAACAGATGAAGGCTGCTGTTACCAAGAACATTCAGCGTGACGAAACTGGCAACCCAATCGTATCTCCAAAACAGTTAGATACTTTTGTTAAAAACTTGGATGCTGACGGTAAATTGGACTATTTGTTTGGTAAGAAGGGTGCTCAAGAAATTCGTGACTTGCGTGATACTGCCATCACAGTTTATAGCCCTGTAGCTGGTATTAACCAATCCAATACTGCTAGTGCATTGACTCAAGCATTAGACCGCATCAGAGGTTCAGCATTGAGCAAATTACCTATGGGAGTAGGCTCTTTGTATGAAGTAGGTGCTGAAATGGCAACAAAGAAAAAACTAGGTAAACAAGTGCAAGAAGCTGTAGATTTTGACCCAAAAGCTTTATCTAAAGAATTGAGAAAAGGAAAATAATATGTCCCGTAATGGATCAGGGGTTTATTCACTCCCAGCAGGAAACCCTGTAGTAACAGGCACAAGTATATCGTCTACATGGTCTAATACCACGCTTTCTGATATTGCAACAGCCTTAACAGGATCAGTAGCTTCTGACGGTCAAACCCCAATGACGGGTGCTTTGGACATGAACAGCCAAAAGATTGTTAATTTGGCTAACGGTACTTTGTCAACTGATGCTATTAGTTTTGGTCAATTAACTACTGCTTTTACAAATCCTACCTTTACTGGTACTGAGTTTATGCTTATCCCTAAGGGAACTACAGCAGAACGCCCAGTAAGCCCTGTTGATGGTGAGATGCGTTACAACACCACTACTAATCAATTTGAAGGCTATCAAGGTGGTGCATGGGGTCAATTAGGTGGTGGTGCTACTGGTGGTGGCGGGGATGAAGTTTTCCAAGAAAACAGCCTAATCGTAACAACTAATTACACCTTAACTACTGGCAAAAACGCTATTAGTGCAGGGCCAATTGAAATTAACGCTGGTGTTACAGTTACAGTTCCTAGTGGACAAAGATGGATTGTACTTTGATGCCAAATACAATTAAAATGAACCAAATTAAAGGAACATTATGAGCTTAGTACTTCAATCATCAGGTGGTGGATCAGTAACCCTACAAGAGCCTACTACGGCTAGTAACTATACTATTACTGTGCCAGCTTCTACAGCTACTATGGCTATTGATGGCCCAGCTTTTAGTGCTAGACAATCTGTTTCACAAACAGGAATTACAACTGGAACTTTTACAAAAATCACATTTACTACTGTAGATTTTGACACGGATTCTGATTTTGCATCTTCAACATTTACTCCTTCTGTAGCTGGGTATTACCAAGTTAATGCGTCAGTTACTTGGAATACTGGCGTAAACAATACAAATATAGTTACTTCTATATATAAAAATGGTTCAGCTTTTCGTAATGGGTATGGAGTAAATACAACTGCTGGTAATGGTGCATCTGTATCTAGCGTTGTTTATTGCAATGGAACTACTGATTACATTGAAATCTATGCACAACAATCTTCAGGTTCAAGTTTAGCTACTTTTGCTGCTGTAGCCACTAATTTTTCAGCTTGCTTAGTAAGGGGTGCATAATGACTTTATACGACAAAATCATGGCTCTATATCCTGAGCTAACCACTCAAGACTTCCTAACTGTAATCACACTACAAAACGATTCAGATGGTCGTGGGGACTACATAAAAGAGTGGAATCATCCTACCCTAGCTAAACCTACAGAGGAGCAATTAGCATGACAGTTTCAGTAAACGGAACAACTGGCATTACATTTAATGATGCTTCTATACAGAATACAGCCGCCACAGGGTTTGGATTTAAGAATAGATTAATCAATGGCCAAATGGTTTTAGATCAGCGTAATGCTGGTGCTAGTGTTAATAATACAGCTGCTGGTTTAGGAACATACACAGTAGACAGGTGGCTGTCGTATGGCACAGCAGCAACAAAATTTAGTATTCAACAAAACGCAGGGGCAGTTACACCACCAGCGGGCTTTTCTAATTATTTAGGAATAACATCTTTAGCAGCTACAGCAGTCGGAGCAGCTGACCTTTATTACCTAACTCAAAGAATTGAAGGTTTCAATGTTGCCGATTTAGGATGGGGAACAGCTAATGCACAGCCAGTTACTTTGTCTTTTTGGGTTCGCTCTAGCTTGACTGGTACTTTTGGCGGTGCGTTACTTAATTCAGCTGGCACTCGAAGTTATCCTTTTAGTTACACAATTTCTTCTGCAAATACTTGGACACAAATTAGCATTACTGTTGCTGGCGAAACAACAGGAGCTTGGTTAACAAATAACGGAATTGGTATAGCCGTTACTTTTGGGCTTGGTGTAGGTTCAACATTTAGTACTACAGCAGGGGCTTGGGCAACTGGTACATTTGTATCAGCCACAGGAGCTACATCAGTAGTCGGCACTAACGGAGCAACCTTCTACATCACAGGTGTTCAACTAGAAAAAGGCTCTACTGCTACTAGCTTTGATTACAGACCTTATGGTACTGAATTGAACTTATGTTATAGATATTATTATAAATGGATTAATAATTCTGGTACTGTTGCACTTGCATTAAATCTACAAGGATATGCTGCAAGTGCAGCATTTGGAAAATTATTTGACTTTCCTGTGCCAATGAGAACAACTCCATCTTGTTCAGCATCAGGTACTTTTTCTGGTAATAATGCGTCAGGAAGTGCAGCGACTGCTTTCACTACCACTAGTGTTGATAACATAACAGCATCAACGGCATCAACAACTGGTTGGACTGGCTCATCAGGATTAGCCGCTGGAAATATGGTAACAGTCAATGTGGCTAATAATGCCTTTATTCAAGCTTCTGCGGAGTTATAAAATGTACAAACTTTACAAAAGTCCACGAACAGGCGAGATGGTTAATGTTGTTATTAGAATAGCTGATACTGCTTGCATCCCATTTGACCCAGCCAATACAGACTACCAAGAGTACCTAAAATGGCTTGAAGAAGGCAACACACCATTACCAGCGGAGAATGAATAATGACTATAGTCTTAAATGGAACAACTGGGATCACTAACGATGGTGGTTATACAGGTGATGGAGTTAGCTTTGCTGATACTACTCCAGCTAATACTTTAGTTACTACTACAGGCGGTAATGTAGGTATTGGTACAAGTAGTCCTGCTTACAAACTTCATGCTTCAGGTACTGGTGCTATTGGTATTATTGCTCAAAGCACATCTGCTAGTGGTGCAACAATGTCTATGTATGGTAGTGATGGTGCTCAAGGTTTTATTGGAACACTAAGTAACCATGTTTTAACTTTAGCAACAAACGGCACAGAAAAAGCTCGTATTGATACTAGTGGTAACTTGCTAGTGGGGCAGACATCAAGAGCTTTGTCTGAAAAATTAGGAGTGACAAACTCAGGTGGAATAGCTGCTTATTTTAATGGCTCTACTGGAAGTAGTGCTTTTACTGGTGATGACTTAAATCACTACATGATTACCTGTCAATCAAAAGCTGGAACTTCAGCAGCACATTATCAAATTGGGTTTATTAATAGTGTTGGCTCAACTGTAGGTGGTATTACACACAATAATTCAAACACCACATATTCCACTTCTTCTGATTATCGATTAAAAGAAAACATCTTACCAATGACGGGTGCTTTAGATAAAGTAGGATTGTTAAAGCCATGCACTTATGTTTGGAAAGAAACTGGCGAAGCATCACAGGGCTTTATTGCTCATGAACTACAAGAGGTAATTCCTGATGCGGTAGTTGGTGAAAAAGATGCTTTAAACGAAGATGGTTCAATCAGACCCCAAGGCATCGACACTAGCTATCTAGTAGCTACACTAACTGCTGCTATTCAAGAACAACAAGCAATCATTACAGACCTTAAATCACGAATTGAAACTTTAGAAGCTAAATAATGGCCACTATCAACGAAACTGATGCAAGATTAAATAGTCACGAAGCGGTTTGTGCCTTACGCTATGAATCAATCAATGCTCGTTTAAAACGACTTGAGCAGATTCTCATGGGTACAGCTGCTTTTATTATTGCAAGTTTATTGGCGATAGTGGTAAAGCTATAAGTGAAGGATTTAGTACCGCAAATATTAGCTTATGTCAGCAGTCCATTTAGACTGTTTGCAATTGTTATTATGGCGGCACTAACCTTTACTGGTTACTTTATTTGGCAAAACCAAGAAGTCATGTTGGGGGCTTATAAAAAGTCCAAAGAATTGCCAACCATGAATTCTGATCGTTATGACGATGCTTCTAGACTGCTATTTAAAGGCACAAACGCAGATGTGGTGGTCATATTTTCAGTAAATACGGTCATTGGCAAAAGAATTGTTGAAAGAGCGTACATTCCTGAATCAAGATATAAAGAGTTTGATGGTCACGATGTTGGTTTGTTTAGCAAAAACTTAGCCAATAACAACGACATTATCAAGATGATGGCCGATGAAATACCATGCTCTGAATACCCTAAAGCACAATCAGAAATAGGTCTTTGGTATAAAAACTTAGGCATTAACTACACTTGTAGGATTGCTGTGCCACCCAGTAACAATCAATTTATTGGTCAAATAACGGTTGGATGGAAAGAAAAGCCTAGTGATCCTGAAGCCATGTTAATAATTGCATCATCAATGTTAATGAGGAAATAATGCTACCAATCGCTGCCATATTAAGCATAGGTGAAAAGGTCTTAGACCGAGTATTACCTAATCCTGAAGCCAAAGCCCAAGCCCTTGCTGAACTAGCCAAATTACAGCAAGAAGGTAAATTAGCAGATTTACAGGCTGACATGAACGAGCAAAACAATGTATCAGAGCGTTGGAAAGCTGATATGTCTAGCGATTCATGGTTATCTAAAAACATTCGCCCTATGACTTTAATTTACATTTTGACTGCTTTTATTTTAATGGCTGTTGTTGATGGTTATGGTTTTAAAATTTCAGAGGCATATGTCAATTTACTTGGCCAATGGGGTATGGTGGTGATGACCGCATACTTTGGCGGTAGAACCCTTGAAAAGATTATGGATAAACGCAATGCAACTAAGTCCTAATTTCACTCTAGAAGAAGCCACATTTAGCGAAACTGCTGTTCGCATGGGCATCCCTAACGAACCAAGCCATGAACAATTAGAGAACATGAAGAAGGCAGCTGAAGGCATGGAAGCCATCAGAAAGCTTCTTGGTAAGCCAATTCGTGTGAACTCATGGTTACGCTTACCTGAGGTTAACTTGGCAGTGGGTGGTTCTAGAGTTTCTAGTCACATGGATGGCTGGGCGATTGACTTTGTATGCCCTAGTTTTGGTGACCCTTATGCTGTAGCTAAAGCCCTTAAAGATTCAGACATTCAGGTAGATCAGGTAATCCATGAGTTTGGTCGTTGGGTTCATGTATCGTTTGCACCTGAAATGCGTGGTCAATTCCTAACCATATTTAAACCACAAAACAAATATGTATCAGGTGTTTTGACTGCTGAAGAATACGCCAAAACTGCTTAAAAGATTTCCCTTAAATCTACAAACTTCCATAGGTCTTTGGGAACATCATAGAAGTATTCACCCTTAGATACTGCGGTGTTGGGTACTTCAATAAGAGGGCAATCTTTAATCTTATTGGCCCTAATCCAGTACGCATGGGTATAGTCCTTAGTCACTACATACATCGTGGTTCTAGGGTGATTAAATAGCTTTTCTTTGCGTTGAGCTATGTGAATCGTGTTGTAAGGGCAGTAGTTCATACCCCAATCCCTAACTTCTACTTCAGCATAGCCAATATGTTCGCCATCCTTAGTCAATACTAGGTCAACTGCATACTTGTCAGGGTTGGGTTGGGCATCAACATACCAAAGATTCTCTAGCCATGTGGCTACCGCTTCCCTAGCTGGTGGATCACATTGGTCATGCAATGCTTGGTCAAACTTCTTGTATTGCATCTTAATTAACCAAGTAAATAGCACCAAAGAACAAGATGTATATGCCTATCGCTACAAGGAAGCCTTCTATTAAATCTTTCATAGGCCACCTGTACGGATTACCCAAACAGTCAATGGGATAACAAAGAAACAAACGCCTAAGAACAAGCCTTTTAGAATATCAACCATTTACATACTCCATTAGCTCTGATTCAAGAAACTCGTAAGTAGATTTGCTGATAAGGTCGGTGATGTCCTCACCTTTGTGAAATACGCCTTCTACATAAACCTGTACACCAAACATACCAACGCTGTCATCACCATCTTCTGTGTGGTAATGAATGTCTAGCTTGATGCCATCGTAATCGTATTCAAAGTTTTCCATTTTCTATCTCACTTTTATTAAAGTATGCCCCCGTAGGGGCGGTTAATTAAACGCCAGCTTTAATTGCGTAATGTAAAGCACGAGCATAAGCAAACTTAGCTGATTCAAATTTACCTTGGGCTTTATAACGATCACCAACAGCATCTAATGATTGTGCTTTTTGTAAATCTGTTTTAGATTCAAATTCTGAAAGAATATGACGACCTACTGACATAACTTCTGCAAACTCTACTGGGTTAAGTGCTGTAAACATTTTGTTTCCTTTTCTATCTCACTCGGTATTGAGTGATGCTAGTTTATTAAGGTAGCTTAACCATGTCAACAACTATTTACATTTATTTTCTAAGGAAAACCCTAATATGTTGCGTAGAAACAACAGGGCAGTATTTGGCAGTTACTAGCTGTTAGGTGGAAAGCCACAAAAACCCTAACTTACTGCATCCTACTTTGGTGGCTTAACGCCCTTATAAAGATGGGGATTCCACCCAAACCCACATCGCTTTTATGTCTGCGTGTCCAAGACCATGGGTGACAGCCCGTGAAGGAGTGTAAATTTTGTTTACCTGCCACCCATACCTAATTATATTCCGTTTTTAATCTGATAAACCCTGAGTAAATGCTCAAAGCACTCCCATCCACTTTGTAGTTTTTCTTGGGATATTTCGATTAGTTTTACTTGATTGGTCTTACCGTTGACAAACACGATGGCACTTCTAGCTGTTGGCATACCCAAGCCTTCACGGTAGGCAGCTAATTGCATCTCATGTTCAAAGTAAACATCAACCTTATCTAAATCAGTTTCTTTGGTTTTAAAGTCCACAATAAAGCCTTCCTTAGACATTAAATCGCATTTACCACCAAACCCTAAGGGATGGCCAAAAGACCTCTCTGAAAGCCACAATTGCTCGCCAAACGCATCTCTAAGGGCTTTATCAATTGCATCAAGATAAGCTGGCTTTTCAGGCATATACACCTGATCAAAATACGCTTCAATAATTGCATGAATAGCAGTTCCTCGTTCCGCTGCTTCACGACCAGTAGCCTTGGAATCTTGCATCACACGGGCTAACCATTCTTGTTCAGGTTCGTTTTCTTGTCTTGGTAGGGTCAATGCTGCTAAGAGAACTTGTTGCTGTTTCCATGTGTCAAGTCCTGCTTTCGATAACATTCCATTGATTGTAGTAACACTTGGCAGAAGTCCAAGTTTTCTTGCATCCCGTAGCGTGGTCGGTCTTTCGCCAGTCTTACCAATGGTTGTATAGGCTGGACTGCCGTCTTTGGTGTACCAATGGCCATTTTCTTGTACCTTTTCTTTAACTATCATTTCTCACTCGCTTTCTTTAGTATTATCCCTTAACTCATCAATTTCATTTAACTCTGATTCATCTTTATTAAAGACATCACAATATCCCTTCATAAAATGATATTTCAAACCATACAAATCAAAATCATCTTCTAAACAATACGGGCATTTCATTTCTCACTCGCTTTCTTTAGTATTGCTCTAGCAAAATCAAACCATTTATCTTGTTCACCATATTTACTAAATAGTTCGCCTATTTCTTCATCACTTAACTCTCTTGGTGCGGTGTAGAGTGGGGTATTCCAATCGCCTTCTTGTGTTTCTAAAATTGCATCTTGCCAATGAATTCTTCGATTTTTGTTCCACCATCCAACAGGTTTCATTTTTCGCTCCAATCGCTATAAAAGTATCTGTAAACAGGTAACAACCCAAGCAACCAAGTGCCTACTTTTTCTCGTTTGATGGTTCGGTATTCAATAATTGGCTCAAACTTATCAACAACATATTGCACCCTCATAAACTCATCATTTTCAATTCTAGGTATTGGTTTCATTTGATTTCCATTCTGCAAGTAAATTGTGATTTAGCTATCTTTAATACATCTTCAAAGTCTAATTGAGCGTTTCTACCGCTTTTGTAGCCATGACCATAAGCCAACACCACTAAAACAATAAATAACGCAACCCAAGCTGTTTTAATGGCTACCTTAGTCATTTTGAGTCCACCATAAAGCAAACAAAATAGATATGATGGCCAAAGCCAACACTCCGATACCACCTAATACGATCCATAGCACCGTCATTTTGGGTTAAACATCCAACTAGCTGCTTCATCCATGCGTGGTTGGTTTGAATGAATCTGTTTTTTACGCTCTCGATACTGGCGAACATAAGCTGCAACATCTCTAGGTTCTCTTTTTGCATCATTTTGATTACCAGCTTTGTATATAACTCGCTTTCGATCATGGCCACAAATAAAAATCTTGCGTTCTTTGTGCAAGGCACTTACATATTTGCATAAACTTTTGTAAGAAAGACCAATAAATTCAGCCATTTCATGCCTATCCATTGGCGTTGTTTTCATCAGTTCTAGCATTTGATTGATTTTAGGGGTTCTTGATTCGTATCTTTTAGGCATATTTAGGATGGGGTACTCGTGTCGGTAGCACTTTCCCCCTTAATGTTAATAACAGTTAGTTGTACAGTTACCGCCATAACAGCAGGTTGTGCAAGTAACAAACTTACCACCTGAGTTAATTGTATGTGTAGAGCAATTAGCGTACACAACGGTTGCAAACAAACTAAAACAAATACCAGCAATTACTTTTTTCATGGTTTACTCCTTGGGGTTAAAAAGGGATGTCGGACTCTAAATCGTCAATTGCAGGTGCTTTTGCATCTTTTTTCTGCCCACGCCATTCAGAGGATTCTGCAATCTTTTCTTTGTAATACTTTGGCAAGGCATCGTATTTAGCTTGATCAAATTCATTCAACCAAAAGTGCAATGTAGGATTAATACCTTCAGGTTGAACATTACGCAAGGCAGACGGTACTGGGCTAATACCTGAAATGTTAGCGTACTTGCCATCTTCGCTATGCGTGATATTGACCATGCAAAACTTACCCAATAGGTTCTTTAGGTCAAAGTTCTTGCGTTCTTCAGGACTCATCTTTTTGTTAGACCATGATTCTAGGTCTTGCCTTAAACGAGCTTGGTCACCTAAACTTACGGTATATCGCTTAGACACGATTAGGGGCTTTCCATCGTCTGTTTTTAATGGTTGACCTGCATCATCGTCACCATGCAACTCCCAAGTAAATACAACTTTGTGCATAATCTTGGTTTCGCCAGCCCATTCTGTAGCTTGGTGGCCAAGGTCGATGATTGAATACAAGCGAGCCATGTGCAAGCCAGCAGGTGCGATTTTAAATTCTTTACTGTTATCTGAAATAATCATTGTTTACTCCCAAAAATGTTAGAAAAATCATCAAAGACTGAAGCTAATACAGGGTTAGGTTTAACTGGCGATGGCAATCCACACGCATAGCGTAAATCGTCAATTTCTTCCATAGTTATTGTGACCCCATCTTCTAGGTCTTTAAAGATGCGTTCCAAGTGTTCTTGGAAGCTGTTGAAGTCTTGCTGTTGCGTTTCTATTTCACTCATAAGAGTTCCTTTTCTGTTATCACGACTTATTGCCGTAAAAGAATATTAAGCCACCTTAAGCACTATGTCAACAATTATTTGCAATTATTTTATAAATAAGTTAAGATAGCTTATGAATTCGACAGCCATAATTAAACTTTTAGGTGGGCCAACCCGTATATCCAAGATTGTTGGTGTATCTGTGCCAGCAGTATCTATGTGGCAAAACGGTGATATTCCTATGGATAAGATGGTGATTTTGGCAGCCACGCTAGAAAAGGAAAGCCACGGTTTAATTACTAGAAAAGCGTTGTTTCCTAACAACTACAAAATTATTTGGCCTGAGTTGGAATAATAGGTTATGATTAATACATCACTTGGCGGTGAGTTGAGAGTAAGCCCTAGTCAGCAATCTGCACCTACTCGGTGTCCGCCAACATCCTTAAAAAAGATGAGATTGCTGTTTAGGGCTTTTTTTATGAAGGCTATATGCACTATTACCAGCACCACATAGGTGATTTTATAAAAGCTACTTCAAGGCTTACCGATAGCCAAGTTATGGCTTACCTAAGGTTGATTTGGCTTTATTACGATAAAGATGGGGTCGTTGCTAATGATCCTGAACAAATTTGCTTTGAAATTGGCTCTGATGTCAAAACTATCAAGATGATTATTAAAACTTACTTTGAAGTTGAGGGTGAGTTTTTAAGTCATTCTAGATGCGACAAGGAGTTACAGGGATATTTAAACAAATCGGTTGGCGGTAAAAAGGGTGCTGAAAGAAGATGGAAAAATAGGGTATCCAATAGCTTACCTATGGGTATCCCTATGCCACCCCAATGCGACCCTAATGCTAACCATAAACCAATAACCAATAACCATAAACCAAATATAAATACACCTGACGGTGTTTCTGATGATGTCTTTAATGACTACCTAGAAGTTCGCAAAACCAAAAAAGCCAAGTGGTCAGATACTGCTCTTAAAGGCTTGGTTAAAGAAGCTGAAAAAGCTGGGTTGTCACTACAAGAGGCAATGGAACTTTGCTGTGCTAGAGGTTGGGTTGGTTTCAAAGCTGAATGGATTAAAGACCAATACCCTAAAAAGCAAGAAACTGGAACTTCTGCCTTGGCTGAGTTGTTTATGAAAGCAAGGGGGCATGATGTCAAACAGATTACCTGATAGCTGGATTCTTAAAATCTTTGACACCATGCAAGCCAACTACGGTTCTAGATGGACTAATCTTTGGAAGATGGGCAAGAATTTGCCTAACGGGATTGACTATGGCATGGCTAACGCTATGGATACATGGGCTATCAAACTTGCTTCATACAAAGACAAGCCTGAAGCCTTGCGTAAAGTAATGGATAACTTGCCACTTGATCCACCAAGCTTGCCACAGTTCATGGATTTGCTAAAGAATTGCTATGTGCCTACTGACAACTTGCAACTTGACAATCAATTGACTGAAGAACAAAAAGCTAAAAACAAGGCAAGGATTCAAGAAATCCTTAAAACAATATGCAAAAAGGTATAGGAGAAATGAATGAGTTGGCTCTTTTCGCAGGTGCTGGTGGCGGAATACTTGGGGGAAAACTGCTTGGATGGAGAACAGTCTGTGCAGTCGAATGGGAAAAATACCCAGCTTGCGTACTTGCCGCAAGACAAAATGACGGAGTTCTCCCGCCTTTCCCGATTTGGGATGATGTTCAAACCTTTGACGGAAACCCGTGGAGAGGAATTGTTGATGTCGTATCTGGCGGATTTCCGTGCCAAGACATCTCAATTGCAGGAAATGGAGATGGACTTGACGGAGAAAGATCAGGAATGTGGTCGCAGATGGCAAGGATTATTAGCGAAGTACGACCCAAATACACATTCATTGAGAACAGTCCAATGCTCACTTCTAGAGGACTTGAACGAGTGCTTGCAGACTTGGCCGGCATGGGGTTCAATGCGGAATGGGGAGTGTTGGGAGCAAACGAAGTCGGAGCAAACCATCAAAGAAATAGAATCTGGATTGTTGGAAAAAATGCCAACCCCGAATTCTTGGGATGCCAAAAGAGGCCCAATGAGCAAAGAATTGATGGAAACTGGCAAACATCAAGTGAGTTTGGTGACCTATGTCAAACACAATCCAAAGAAGTGGCCAACACCAACCTGTGCGGACACTTACACGGACAACATGAAGTCAACACAACAGAAGGAAGGTTCAATGCACTCGGTGAGTTTAGGTCAAGCAGTTCAAATGTGGCCTACACCAACAGCACACAACTCCAAGGAAACAAACGCTCCAACGGAATACACAAGAGTGACCCCATCATTGACTGCAACAATACACATGAGAACATGGGGAACTCCAAAATCTCAGGACTCTCGTCATGCTTTGAAGGACAGGGGCAAAGGCAACCTTGGGGAGCAAGTATCGGGTCTGCACAATGGTGGCAGATTGAACCCCCTTTGGACAGAGTGGTTGATGGGATGGCCGATAGGGTGGACAGACTTAAAGCCATTGGAAACGGACAAGTACCTTTATGTGCCGCAACCGCTTGGAACATCCTAAATGAACGACTTGCTAACAGGAAACACGGATGAACAATACAGACATCAATGCGAAGTTAGATACTGGATCAAACTTAGAAAAGAAGAAGGTTTGCAAGAGTTTCGCAGACTTATCTCAACTCATAGATTGGGTGACAGACGGCCATCAGTCATGCGAGATATACAAGACCAGTACATCAAAGGCAACAGAGGCGAAAAAGGAGATTGGCGATGAATGAATATGACCCACACGAAGCAATAAATTTTATATACACACACGCCCCTAATTACGCTAAAGCTAAAGGTCAACTAGCCCAGCTAGAAACCTACAAATCTAGCGTTAAAGCCATTATGATGAAGAAATCAAGTGAGCAAAGCCTTGGTGGTCAAGAGCGTGAAGCTTATGCAAGTCAAGAATACCAAGATTTGTGCGTTGCAATAGGTAAAGCGACAGAAGATGCAGAAAAACTTAAATGGCAACTAGAAGCCGCTAAGATGCGTTTTCAGGCTTGGCAAACAGAATCAGCAAACAACCGACAATTGGAGAAATTTACCGTATGATTACCTTGACACAAGAATTCCTAATCTTAAAGACATTGATGCGTAATTACGATGATGCTCTTAAAAACAATAACGCTATGCTAATGATGGAGATTGCGGTAGATATTGCTGAATCTGCTGAAAAGCTAGAGCAAGCAAGCGTGGATCATGCCAACAAAAGCTGAAAAAGCCCACTTTGACAAAGTTGCAAGACTCGGATGTATCCTATGTTATCACTTGGGCAACCGAGGAACAGAGTGCGAAATCCACCACATTAGACGATTTGGCGGTAAAAGAGCTAATGCACCAGTTATCGGACTTTGCCCTGAACACCACCGAGGAAATACAGGTGTTCATGGTCTTGGAGCAAAAGGGTTTGAAAAACATTATCAA